GCCTGCGGGATCACGATGCCAAGCCCGGCGCAAATCGGGCTGACCATGTAGTTGATGCCGAGGCTCAGGCCGCATATCCATCCGATCAACGGACGCCACGAAGCCTGAAACCAGTTGCCCTTTGCGTCGGCCTTCAGCACCTCGATCTGCGCGAGTATTTGCTCCTGCGCGTGGCGCTCGGCCATTGTCGCAAGATCATGCGCTAGTTTTGCCTTCTGGTCCTTATCCTCGATAAACTTATCAAGGATGCCAGACACGGCAGGGATAAGGGCTTGGATCATTCCATCACCTCAATATCTATGTTCGTTGGAAAACACATTAGCTCTTTATTGGCAGCCATCATTTCAGACCAATCGATAAACGTCGCAGCGAAATGGCACTGAGACATTGTCTCATGATCGCTCAAAACGTAGACGGTCATCTCGCCGCTAATTTCAGCAACGATCATCAGCAACAGCCACTTCACTTGCTCTCATGGCCCATCCAGACAGCGAAAGCCCCCGTGGCGGCCCCGACGATGGTCGAGACAAAAGCGGTTTGCTGCGTCGTCGCCTCGGCGCCGAGGCTCATAAACCAATCGCAAACGCTCCATGCCATCAACGTAAACATCAACATCATCAGGCGCGGTAGCAGTTTCCATTTCAGGATGCGCTCAAAAGTTATCTCACCCATCTAACCATTCTCCACTAATTAGCATCGCGGCCATGTCCTCGCTGCGTTTTCCGACCTGCGCCGACCACTTGCTGTCGAGCAATTGCGCGGCGGCCTCGGCCATGTCACCCGCCTCAATCGCCGCCTGAGCCTTCCTGAAGCCATCCCAGCGTGGCTTGCCTAGGTTGAACAGCATTGAGATTACAACCGCCTGACGGGGCTCTGAGAGGCCAGCAAACCACGGGTAGGTTTCTGCCTCTGCTCGGCAACGCTTTAGATCATTCGCCAGCAGGTAGTCGATCTCGTCCTCGGACAGTCCGCCGCCTAGCTCCTCATCGATCAGGCGCCCCACGCCGATGGTGAGATATCCCCTGCTATCTTTGTATGCGTGTGATACCACCCCTTCGTGGTGTTTGATCATTTCGATCAGCTTGTCCATCACAATCTCCCTTGATGGTGCAAAACTAACAGAACTATAGAAGCGAAGATGCAAGCAACAACAATCAAGAAAAATGTAATCACAGCCACCTCGAAGTGATGCTTACGCTTCCTGATGCGTTCTTGTTCCGCCTCTCGCCTTGCCACTCTAGCCTTTGCTTGAAACTTTTGCCAATCGTGCCACAGTCCGGGCCTGCCAGCATAAATCATAATCTGCTTGAGTTGCTCTTCTTGCTCTCTAATTTTCTCCAGAGCCATAAACTCCTCCAGATCAGAGCCGCCACCTTTTCTTTGCGCTTTTTGCTGTAGTTTTTCCTTTGCGCCGACGAACTCAGCAATAGCATTACCTGCTGAAGCAATTTCTTTTCCATTGCTAACGCATTGTTTTATAACGGCAAATGCCGCGTTGGCCGCTGCTAATTCCGCAAGCATCAGTACACCTTTGTCTTGCTGTCTACCATGACCGGCAGACAGTAAGCGGTGATGTTCTTTCCTTGCTTGGACAGTCGTTGAGCGAAGTACACGCAGTCATCGACGCTGCGAAAATACATATCATTACTTTTGAGACGCTTGTCCTCACCAAGCCCCATGTAAACGAAAAGTAAAAACACATGGATCATTCATTTACTATAATGCCAATAAGCAAAAGTATTATGGTGCCAGCGGTTCCGATCATAATATGCTCGATCCTTTTTATCCGCAGGATAGTCTCTTTCCACCTCTCCGCGCACACCGCTTCATGTGTGTCGATCTGGGCCTGCACTGATGCTGCGGTGGGCTTGCTCATCACGAACCTTTACCAAACCGTAATTTCAAGATAGCCACTTTGACCGGGCGCGCTTGTTGTACTGCCAGCGGTAGCGGCTGCTCCGCCTGCTCCTAGCGAATAGGTCAATACCTCGCCACCAACATTGCTGCCAGTAACGTACACTTGTCCAAGATTGCCGTTGCCGCCGAAACTACAGCTAATGTCAAAGTTGTTCATGCCGGGCGCTCCACCAGCAGCACCGCCCCCTCGAATAAGACCGGAAAGGCCACTGTCGCCCGTGAGAACTGTAGCCGTTCCTGAAGTAGAGCCGCGACCTGACGCGCCGCCCTTCACGACCATATTAATGCCGAGAGTGCTATTAGTAACCGTCGTCTGTCCGCCGGTATTGCCGTCGCTGGTAAAGTTTCCGCTAAATTGAGACGCGCCGCCAGAGCCGCCACCGCCGGATGCTTTGATCAATATTGCCTGCGCGCCAGAAGGTATCGTATAGCTAGAGCCAGAAGTGAGTAGCGTTATGACTTGAGGGTAGCCTGCAATGTTGTCGATTTGCGTCTGGATGTTGCTTGTCACTCCGCTCAGGTATTGAATTTCTGACGCTGGAGAAACCCACGATAGCGTGCCGCTGCCGTCGGTCTTTATGTACTGGTCAGCAGAGCCATCACCATCCGGCAAAGTGAGAGTGGTCGTGGTGGTAACCGTCGCAGGCGCTTGTATTTTAATCGACGCGCTTGCGTCGTCGTCCGCCAGAGACAGCAGGTCGATGCCCTCTGTGCCGTCCGCGAAGTCGGCGAGATGGGACATAAGCTCCCTCAAGGCGTTATTCAAATCAGAGGGAACCATCACCCCTTCGCTGAGGTTGATGCCGCCCAGCGAGGTGTTGCTCGCCGCCGTGTTGTTATATTCGCGTAAGGTATCGCCTGCGCCCATTGTTCAATTCCCTCTATATTACGGAGTGACCCGCGTCATCGTTGCGCCGCCGTCGGTGATAGCGTAGGTAACCGGATTGCCGAGGCGGTCAGTGATTGTCTCGTAACGGATGCCCGGCTCAGGGATGCGCGCCTCTCCGGCGCCGGGCAGCATGCCTGCCTCGGCAGATGGTATGCCGAGTAGGCTACCCGCCATCGGCGTTACCCTAGGCGCAGCCTCTGCGGCCAGCAGGCCAGCGGTCGCGGGGGAGCGCATTGCTGAAGGCGCCACCCTCTCCATTAGGAACGAGGTGGCCGCTTGACCAGGTCGAGTGTATACGCCCTTGCCGATGCCGAGCGTAAGGGCCGTCATAAAAGGATCAACCGCCGCGCCACCGCCAACACCGCCCATAGTCATCATCGTCCTGAGCGGCGCGCTCTCCGGCACCTTCGAACCGATGGTCTCTGCGGCAGTCTCTGCGAACTGTTGGAGCCTGCCCTCGCCACGCTCAAGACGGTTCAGACCGGCAGCGCCTGCTTTTTTCTCTTGTCTCTGAATGGCAGACAGGAGCTTGGCTGGAGTGAATACATTCTCCTTTACGCTTGCGCCGGTTGCTGCGGCGCGGACAGGGTAATACATCGAGTACGCTTCGTTCGTCTTGCGGAGGAGGTCAGCCTTGGCTGGGAAATACTTTCCGACGATCTCCATCATTTCGGCGTCAACGTCTCTGACGGCTCGGCCCAGTATTTTTTGGTATGCGTCCTGCGAACCCATAAAGTCACTGGCGATACTTCCGAGCGACGACTGCATATCCTTGACGGCATTACCTGTTAAGCGATCTCCGGGTATGCGGTTAAAAATCTCGTCTATGATAAAAGTCTCAAGCTGCTCACCCTGAGCCTTGGTGAGACGGGACTTGTAAGGGGCGATGATTTTCTGAATGTCGTTTATGAACGTCGTGCCGACGCCGCCAGACAAATCAATATCAACGCCTTCAAGCGCCTCATCATAGCTTTTCTTAAAAATCTTCTGAGCCTCAATCGCCGCCTGACGCGGGTCGGCACCCCTTGATACCTTCTTGCCAAGAGGCGAGAGAGCTTCGTTGTAAGTAGCCGTCGCAAACTGCTGGAGAGCCTTGAGGCGCGTCGGGCCAATCATCTCCGCACCGATGGGCAGCTTGGACAGCCCCTCCTCAATCATGCCGACCGTGCCGCCAAGGCGCTGGCCCACAGACAGTGGGATGCCGCGCTTGATAAGCTCCTTTGCGCCCTCAGTGAGGGCGGGTGCCATCTTAGCCCCAATGCCGCCAATGCCAGCGCCGAGAGCCATTGAGGCAGGTACATCGCCCACTGTCTCAGCCGTGCCTGCGCCATATAGCGCGCCACCAGCCATGCCCCTCGTTACAGGGGTGGTGACCTGCATGCCCTTCTGCGCCACCTTTGCGAGGCCGGGAACTTTAGACGCAATCTTCAGCAAGCCGCCTGGCGTCATAATCGCTGCGCCGATCTCAAGACCGAAAGACAGAAAGGGGTTCTCGCCACGAAACTTTGAAAGCTCAGCGTTGGTCGCCTTCTTCGCCTCTTCATATGTCTGGTCGCCAAGGACGCTGCGGACATACGCCTCAGCCTCGTCAGCAAAGCCGAAGGTGATGCCTTGACCAATCGAGCGCGCAACGCCGGTGGCGAAGCTGACTGCGTCCCAGTCGCTTTTGCCCTTTTCAGATTTGCCAGCAGGCTTAACGACGCGAGCGCCCGGCAGGTTTGAGAGGTCTTCAGCCATCATCTTTCCTTATATACAATTTCACCATTAGGCAGGATGGCGTATCCACCAATAGGAACCTCATCCCATTCGTCTCTGGTGGTAATTTCGATCGGGTTCAAGTAAAGGCCCGGAATGCTCGGCTGATCTTTTTCTTTGAGCTTGTCCTGAATAGTTCTTTCAAGTTGATCAAGCTGAAGAAGCAAGCTGGTCTTTCCGGCCTTCGCCGCTTTTGCCGTGTTTGGCGCAGTCAGCAAATTGTCGAGAATTTGGAAGTCTCCACCTACAAGCGCGCCAAGCTCGTATAGGTTTTTCAAGTCAAGTCGAAGCGCCTCGGCAACAGACGACGCCTGCGCCATCTCATCAGTCGGGAAGCCGCTTGCGCCCGAAGCCATATCCATCCGGTCAAAACTTTCGGCCATCAATATGTTTCTATATTGATTGAGCCTGTTCCCCATAGTGCGAAGCTCAGACGCGAACTTAGATGTTTGAACAGCTTCCTTGCTTGGCTTCGTCGTTACCTCCGGCTCTACAAATCCCGGAGGCTTAGGGAACTGAGACATATTTGCGCCGGGGATTGTCTCGATGGTTTCGTTACCCTTTTCATCAAACGACCTAATAATGCGAGGGGCGGCCGCTTCCCCATACGCCAAAGAATACGCCTGTATTTCTGGGGCGGAAGCTGTGCCATCCTTGATTTTCGGCGAAAGCTCAATGAGCTTGTTAAACGCGCCAGCTTTAAAGCCAGAACCCTTAAAGGGGCCACCACCTTTTGCCTCAATTTCTTGAGCTTTTAAGCCTAAAGTCGCCGCACGATAGTTCGCCAAAGCCTTGCGGTCAGCCTCGGCTGCCTCACG